ACTATAGAAATTAAAACATCATTTTTTTGCGACACAAAGGAAGAAGCGGAGAAAGAAGCACATAAATATTTATCAGAATTATGCCAGGGCTTATATCCCGATTGCTGTTCAAATAGCTACGAGATTGAGAACATATATAGCTATACAGAAGATAGTCAAGGTTAGTCAAGGTTAGTCAAGGATTTAGTCAAGGCAGAAGTTGAGCCACAGGAAAGTGAAGACGTATGAACCGCAGACAAGGCAGGAAGTGAGGAAACATGAGAAATATTGCAGACATTATAGCAGATGATAAAAATGGTAAAAAATTATCTCAAAAAGAAAGACAAATAGCAGTTGCATATATTCAAGGAAAATATGATGCAGCATTGGAATTGAAGATAGGTAATAATTCAAACACTAATGAAGTACTTGACAAGATAAAAGCCGAAATTAAACAGAAAGATTTTGACTTCGGTGATTTCTATGACCATACAGAAACGATAATAGAAATGGTTGCAGAAGTTATCGACAAGTACAAGTCAGAAAGTGAAAAAATATGAATGAGTTTTTAGAAAGATATTATACAGTGCAACCTATTGAACCGGATGAAAACTATTTTTACGCTTGTGAATATATGGCACTAACAGAGATGTATGCAAGAAGTCTTACTACTAAACGGTGCGAGCATGATAAGACAGAGGCTTATATAGATGATACTAAGTGGCATAGAAAGTTTTTCAACGAATATGATAGGTCTATTAGACATAAATATATAGAAATATGGCCAGAGATTAGGGAAGTAATAAAAAAACATGGCAATTATACTGCTCAAATGTGGATAGATGAGTATAAGAAAGCAATAGGGGAATGATTTATGGGTGAGCTTAGAGAGATTTCTTGCGAGGAATACAAGACTAGAATGAAAAAGCTGATAGAAGAAAAAGGATTCTACGGTGCTGTTGAAAGTATATGTGATGTAATCAATGAAGAGTATGCTTTGCCTTGTGATTATTTGACTTGTAGAGGTATTCAGGAGTGCTTAAGCGACATTTTGTTTCTAGTGGAGTTACGGGAGGAACAGGCCAATGATAAAGATTGAGAAAGAATCAAAGATGTATGTTTGGGATGCTGACGAAATAAACCGTGATAAGAGTTTTGATAGAGGTGGGGAAAAGATAATTATTCAGATGGAACCTGGAAATAGACCGGGGGAATATATTGTAGAAGCAATAACTAAAGATTGAACAGGAGGACAAGTTAGGCAACAGAAAATATTGTCAAACGTGAGTGAATATGCTCAAAGATGCCTAGAATCCATGGTATTAGTTAGTCACTTAAAACTACTGGAAACACAGGAAATACCAGAGCAGTTTGAAACAGTCCTGCTAACTACGGTGTAGAAACCTGATGGTTGTGTTTGAGTAATGGTATAAGTCTACGAAAACCAAGTAGCAAAATAATAATAATATTAAGAAAGGAAAAGCTATTAAGATGAAATCTATATAAAGCCATATTCAAGGCGATATAGATATGTACCGATGGCTAAGTCGGGAATTTACGACTGTGGAGTGTACAAGAACTTGTGAGTAGCGTATTGCTTGCAATCGCCAAAGCATACACGTTGAAGCAGTAACCATACATCGTGAGATTATGGCGAATCATCTTGCATATACACATTTGTATATGTTTATAGTAGCAGAAGTGGAAAATGAAGGATTATTATAGCGGAGATGATTTAAAGGCACTTTACCTGAAAATTATTGATTTTAAAAAAAATATAGCACTTGAAGCTATAAAATTTTGTGAAGATAATAATGTTGAGTACGAAGACTGCCTCAAAATTATATTTGAGGATATGTATGAGAGTTCTATGAAGGCATTAAAGATGCAAGAAGACATAAATAAGCTTCCTAAGAATATGAGAGAAAATATAAAGAATGCTATTAAACGTAACAATCAAAAGAAGCGTGATGATCTTATGAAATAATGGAGGTGCAGATGGAGTTTTACGACACATGTGCTTTACTTAACAGTTATGATTCATTGCAGGGAAAAAAGTTTGTGATTTCAGAAATTTCTTTGAAAGAACTTGAGGAAATCAAGTCTAGTAGGTCAAAAGATGAAGAGGCAAAATTTAAGGCTAGGCAAGTTTCGAAAGTGCTATTAGAGAATGTAGAAAACGTTGATATTGTGAGATTTACTGAGGGGGTAAGCAAGCTTTGGAAAATAAACGAGCTTGCAGACAATAATGACGGAAAGATTCTTGCTAGTGTGTTATGGTATTCGATTTATTTTAAACCTGATAATGTAGTGTTTGTATGTGATGATGTGTGTTGTAGACTTAATGCAGTAAAACTAGGAATTGAAAATAAAGGCAGCGAAAATCATTTAGAGGACTATAGAGGATATTTAGAAGTCGTTATGACTGAAAGTGAAATGGCTGCTTTTTTTCAAAATCCTTATAAGAACACGTATAAGCTAAGTGTTAATGAGTATCTGATAATAGATAATCTTAAGAAAGACAATGTTTATAAGTGGAATGGGGTCCTTTATGAGAAAGTTGATTTTCAGTCCTGGAAGAGTGAAACGTGGGGATGTGTAAAGCCTAGAGATTCGGTTCAGCAGTGCGCGTTTGACTCAATCATGAATAATAAGATTACTCTTTTGTTCGGAAGGGCGGGTTCAGGCAAAACGCTTATTCCTATGGTATTTGCTGAGACTGCTTTAAAAAAAGGGATTTATGATAAAGAGACTTTCATTTATTCGTATGATGTTCTTAAGGGTTCTAAGGATTTAGGTTATGAGAAGGGCGACCATACGACTAAACTTTTGAACTATGGTGCTATTGGTAATATTCTTTCGACTAAATTCGGGGACATGGTGGAGGTTGAAAGAAAGATTGATGATGGTGTTTTGCAGATTTTTCCGACCGCTTATATAAGGGGGATGTCGATTTGTAAGAGTGTTGTGATTATAACTGAAGCTCAAAATCTTGATAGCTATACTCTTAAGACTATTATTCAAAGGTGCGAGGACGACTGCAAAATAATTATTGAGGGAGATATGATTGAGCAGGCAGATACAAACGTAACTATGCGTGGTATGAGACGTTTTATAGAGGTCTTTAAGGGCCAGGATTTTGTGGGAATTGTAAAACTTCGCGAAAACTATAGGTCAGCATATGGGGAACTGGCAGATAGGATGTAATTATGGAATGGATATCTAATAGATTGCCTGATAATACAAATGATGTTTTTGTCATTGGGAGTTTTAAGGGGAAAGAATCTATTATGATAAGGTGGTATGACGCAAATGTAGACTTGTGGAGATGTGTAAGGTTTGGTTATAGGGCGGAGATTAAATTAAACCATAAACAAGTTCTGGCATGGCTACCTATTCCGCCGTTTGAATGGAAATGACTTCAGAAATGAGGTCATATGGCAGGTGATAAAGACCCTTGGAAGAGGGTAAAATTAAATTATGAGGAAACCCGTATTGTATATGCGTTCCGGCACGCGGATTTGACTAATAAGGAAGTGGCCAACGCGTTATGGGGGTTCGCCTTTACTATCTTACAGAGGCAATATCCAACAGAAAAAGATATAATTCTAAAACTTACCCAAAAATTAAAAGATAAATGTATAGAAGGCATAAAAGAATGTATGCGGAGTAGTAGGTCTAAAGAGGCAACGGATAAGGCGGTTGAACTTAATGATTTATACTGGACTACTCTTAAGCTTGAGGCTCAGTGTTTTCAATTTGACTCCTATATGCTTTATCTTGAGAAAGACCGGAATCCTAAAGAAAAATTTTATCAGCCTAGACGTGAGTGTTTGATGCGTACAGGTGTTATTCAGGCTATGCAAGATTTGATAGATGATAAGCTTGATATGTTGTCTGTGTCTCTGCCTCCGGGTGTTGGTAAAACAACTTTAGAGAAAATGTTCAATTCCGCTGTTATGGGTTGGTATCCGCTTGATTTCAACTTGTTTTACTCTCATTCAGGAGATATTACCCGAATGTATTTCGATGGAGTATATGAGATTATATCGAATGAAACAGAGTATAAATGGGCTGATATATTCCCAAACTTAAAAATAAATAGTGTTAATGCCAAAATGGAAACTATAAACGTTGGCAAGAAGAAAGCTTTTGCTTCGCTGCAATGTACATCTGTAGGTGCTAAGAATGCAGGTAAAGTAAGAGCAAGCAAGTTCTTATTTGTTGATGACGTTATAGGCGGTATTGACGAAGCACTTAATAGAAATATCCTGGATAAAAGATGGTATAACTATTCCGTTGATGCGCGACAACGAAAACTTGATAAGTGTAAAGAGATTATTATTGCTACGCGTTGGAGTGTTGGGGATGTTATAGGAAGACTTCAAAAACTATATGTAGATAATCCTAGAGTTAAGTTTATAGCTGTTCCGGATATAGATCCTATTACTGGGAAGTCTAACTTTGCTTTTGATTATAACGGATTTTCTGTAAAGTTCTTTGAAGACCAGGCTCTTTTAATGGATGAGATTTCGTATAAGTGTCTGTATAAGCAGGAACCTATTGAGCGTGAAGGTTTGTTGTATCACTCTGATGAGCTTAGGACATTTCAGACTTTGCCAGATAGTGAGCCGGATGCTGTATATGCCATATGTGATACTAAGTCAACGGGTACTGACTTTATGGTAGTTCCTGTATTTTATCAATACGATAATGATTTTTATTTGGTTGATTGTGTATGTGATGATAGTACTAATTTTGATTATCAGATAAATAAGATTGCATTTTTGCTAACTGATTATAAGGTGCAGCAATGTGAGTTTGAGTCGAATGCTGGGGGAGATAGATTAGCATTTGATGTAAAACAAAAGCTGGAAAATATTGGATGGACATGTAATATCACTACTAAAGCTACGGAAAGCAACAAAGAGACGCGTATAATTGCTAATGCCTTTTGGGTAAAAAAGAATATTTTATTCAAGGATAAAAACGATTATTCGCGTAAAGATGATTATGGAATTATGATGCAGTGGCTTCTTACTTACTGTATTACTGGTAAGAATGACCATGATGATGTTCCGGATTGTCTTGCTATATTTGCTTTGTTTATCTGTAACAAGTATTCGCGACCGGAGACTCAAATTATAAGAGGGGGTTACTGGAGGTGAATAAACGTAAGCTTAAGTTTGATGATTTAGAAATTAGCGGAAAAAGATATAAGGAACTGTGCGGCTTTTGTGAACAGTATCCTGAATGGAAATCACAATTATATGAGTTTACGGCTCTAAAGGCTGTGCAGTACAACGATAATCCTAAACCTGCTAATCACAATGTCGCAGACAGTACCGGTCAAATAGTTATGAGGATAAATTCACTTCGTAACAAGATTGATCTCATTGAGCGATGCGCGCTTATGGCAGATGAGAGCATAGCTAAATATATAATACGTTCTGCGTGTTATGAAGAAAGTTATGAGTATCTTAACTGCATGGGTAACTTGTATATAGGCAGGTCGGCTTTTTATGAAAAGAGAAGGTATTTCTTTTATTTACTTGATTTAGAGAAAAAGAAAAGAGATAGCGAAACATAGAAAAATGCGGATTTTTTGTGCAACTTATATGCTAATAATAATATTGTAAAATAGTATGTGTAGCGGATGGCTTTATAGCTGTCCGCTTTTATTTTTGAGGTGAAACCCATGTTTGAGATTGATACAACAATTATCGGCAGGAAAATATTATGGACAGATGTAGATGAAATTACATCCGAAAATGTTATATCAGTTATTAATAGAGCTATGCCCTTTCATATCGACAACATGGGTCGCATTGACTTTCTACTTAAGTATGAGAAGGGTTTGCAGCCTCTTCAGCGCGAAAAGAAAATAAGAACTGATATAGATATAGCTACGTGTGACAATATTGCAAACGAAGTAACTAATTTTAAGACTTCTTTCATTTGGGGATATCCTATAACGCTTGTTCAACGCGATGATAAGGAAGAAGGCGGTAAGGATGAAACTAAAGGGATAAACAGTCTTAATGAAATGTTTGAGGCGAACTCGTTTAGAGCAAAACAAAAAGAACTTGCAAGGTTTGTTGAAATAGGCGGTATTGGGTACACGTATATAAATGAACGTCTTGGAAAACTTGAAGATGGGGATGCCCCTTTTGAGTATCAGGTTCTTGATCCTAGATTTGCTTTTGTTATCAGGTCTTCGTATTACATAGATAGAAGAATAATGCTTGGGGTAACGTTCCGAATTGATAGAGAAACAGGAACGTTTTATTTTACTGCTTATACACCTACTAGAAGGTATGAAATAATCAACCTTGCAGTAGTTAAGGGTGGTAATTATACAGGTGATGATTATAAGAGAAGGTTTCAGATGCCGGATTCAGAACAAAAGTGGGAACGCGGGTTCGGTGATGGCTTCTTAAATACTCTTGGTAGAATCCCTATTGTTGAGTGGATTCGCGATTATGACCGTATGGGATGCTTTGAACGTCAGATTCCGGAAATGGATGCACTTAATATAGCAGAGTCAGATATCATAAATGACATTGACCAAACTACTCAGTGCATATGGCACGCGAATGATGTTGAGTTTCCAACTGAAACATATACAGATGAGCAGGGTGTTACAAGAACAAGACAAGCAAAACCTCAGTCTAATGACTGGATAGAGACTACTACTCCTAAAGATGGTAAGCAACCGTTTATTAAGCCGCTTATAGTGCAGTATGACTACAACGGTATTATGAACATGATTCTTGTTAGGAGAGCTTTGATTCTTCAAAAGTGCAATGTTCCTCAGAGAAATGATAATTCGGGAGGAAGCACTGGGGTAGCTATGAGTGATGCTACAGGGTGGTCACAGGCAGAAACTCAGGCCGCAGGACAACAGGCTATTATGGAAAGTTGCAAGATGGAAGAAGTTAAGAATGTTCTTGCAGTGGTGAAGAAGTCAAACAAAGTTTTCTCGGATGACCCAGTTAAAAAATTAAAGTATTCAGATATTATTCCAAACGTTAAACGCTCTAAGAACTTTGAACTTGTTGCTAAATCAAATACTTTGGCTACACTTCTTTCGCATGGAATTGATGGTTTGTCTTCTATTAGGGTCGTTAATCTGTTTTCAGATCCTCTTCAGACTTACATGGATTCCAAAGAAGGCATTGAGAAATACCAAAAGACTATTTTCAAGGATGCAGAGGAAAAGCCTGAAGAAGAGAAAAACGGTGCTGACCTTGCACAGATTATGAATAGTCCTGTTATAGATGGTATGTCGAAGGAAAAGATTGCTGAAAAAAATAATGAAAAGTCGCAAGTCAACCAAACTAATACAGAGGGTGAGAAAAAATGAGTTTATTAAATCTTGACCAACTGAATAGTTTACGTCCGGATGGCGGGATTGACTTAGAGAAGTATTTCCGTTCTATGACTGACTTATCACGCAATCAGCAGAAGGAAAGAATTGAGCTTGCAAAAAAGATTGAAGCAGAGGTCATATGGTTTCTAACTCTTATGTCTTTAAGAATTGAATATGATGATATAGAGGGTATCGAAACTATTAAAAGGCAATTTGTAAATGAATATACAGATATAATTCAGGACTACATAAACGACCCGATGTTTGAAGACTTGTACCCGGAACAACTTGCGGATGAACTGGCAAGGGACACAAGAAAGCTTGAGACACTTGAGAGGACTGCTGTAGAACTCGCAGAGGCGGACAGTGATAGCACTCGCAAGAATAACCTAAGAAGTAGTATCACGGCTGTTAATGAGGCGCAGACGGTGTTAAATCGGGCTGATTTTAAAGCTGCTAAAGCAAAGGGATATTCAAGGAAAACATGGGTGTCAGAACGTGATAATAGAGTAAGACCGACACATCAGATTGTAGATGGCACGACTATTCCAATAGATGATTTATTCGAAGTCGGGAAAGCTAGATTGCTATATCCTCATGACTGGCTTAACGGCTCAGCGAACCCGGAAGAACTAATAAACTGTAGATGTGTAGTGCGATATGTGAGGTAGAGATATGTACGCATATAATTTCAGAGGTCGTGGCGCTGTAGATGGGACTGTCGTTGTGGATATTATAAGTGATTCCGCTCCTTCGACGATGCCTACAGACGGAAGCGACGTAACAAATATGGAAGCTACAGATGTGATAGCTCCTAGTTCAACTCTTATGGTCCTTTCAACAAATACAACTTATATGCTTGGTGAAAGTGCTTGGTATCCAATTTAAGGAGGTGTAGAGATGGCAAGTCCAATAAATATAATTACCCTTGCTATGGCAAAGAAATACACTGAGGATACCGCTAGTGAGTTGGGAAGTCTTAAGGGTGCTCCCTGTACGGTTAAATCCATTGTAACTTCTGGAAAAAATCATGTAGTTACTTTGGAATGGACTTCTAGTAGTGGGACTAGTCAGGAACAGTCTTTCACATTAAAAGATGGCGAAGATGGTGACGATGCTTATGAGGTTGCTGTTTCTCAAGGGTATGTAGGAACTAAAGAAGAGTGGCTTCAGTCACTCGTTGGTGCGTCGGCTTATGAGATAGCTGTTTCTCTTGGTTATGAAGGAACAGAAGAGGAATGGATAGCTTCTCTTAAGGGTGAACCAGGAACAAATGGTAAGGGTGTTTCCTCTGTAGTAAAGGTAAGTACTGTAGGTAATGTAGACACCTACAAAATGACTTTTACAGATAATACCTTTATTACTTATACGGTTACAAATTCCACAAATAAAACCAAACTTTCAGAATTTGAAAATGATGAGGAGTTTGTAAAGAAAACTACAGATGCTCTTATCAATTATTATACTAAGTCTCAATTATATACGAAAAATGAGATTGCAGAACTATTAAGGAATATAGGTGCTGGGCTTCAGGTTAAAGTTGTTTCATCACTTCCAATATCTGATATATCACCTACTACAATTTATCTTATTGCATCTTATCAGGGTCAAGGCTATACACAGTACATGTATATAAGTGGTGTATGGGCGCTTTTGGGAACTACTGAAATTGACCTTAGTGAGTATGCAACAAAAGCTTATGTTACAGAAAAAATCGCGGATTTTCTTACATCCGATGATTTAGATACAGCTCTTGCTGATTATACACCTACTGCATCGCTCGCTTCGGTAGCATTGTCTAATGATTATAGAGATTTGGACAATCTACCTACGGTGCCGGAACCTTACGAATTACCGGTTGCATCAACTACGGTTTTAGGTGGTGTAAAAGCGGGCGATAACGTAACAATAGATGAGTACGGTGTTCTAAGTGCAGGTAATACAACATATGAACTTCCGCCGGCTACTTCAGAAGAGCTAGGCGGTGTAATAGTTGGAAATAACTTAACTGTAAGTGAGTTTGGGGTTTTAAGTGCAGACGAATATACAGCAGGAACAAATGTTCAGATTAGTAACGATAAGGAAATCAGCGCAACAGATACTACTTATACTGCCGGAACAAATGTTCAGATAAGTAATGAGAATGTTATAAGTGCGACAGATACGACTTATACAGCAGGAACAAATGTTCAAATTAGTAATGAGAATGAGATAAGTGCGACTGATACAACTTATAGTGCAGGTACAAACGTAACTATCAACGCGCAGAATGAAATTAGTGCGACGGATACTACTTATTCTGTAAGTAGTCCTTTGGCTATGGATGCGAATAATGATATATCTGCAACGTTTGATAATGCGCCTACTCACAATTCCGGAAACTTTATTAGTTCTGGTGAAGTCTACAAGATTAAAGATGAGGTAGACAATATAAATAAATACTATACAAAGAGTCTGACAATACAAAGCGCTGGCTCTGATAGCTTTATAGTAACTAATTTCACCGGAACTATTTTTGATGTTAAACAAACCTCGGAAGCTTCTAACCATGAGTGGTATGCTTTCAAGGGTGTAGATAGAACAAATGATGGGAAGCAGGTAATTACTTTTGATAGAACTATTCCTGCAAATGTAACTCTGACAGTCACTCTTTATCTGATATGATGTCCATATTTTTCATGTGGGGAGCGTTGAGTTTTTGCGCTCCCTCTCCTCCTAAGAAAGGATGGTATTTAAAATGAAATTAGGTGAGTTCTTGGCGGCTATTACTCCGCCTGTAAATGTAAAGATTACAGATAGCATTGATACAACTCTTATTCAGCTTACAAGTGATGGTTATGGTTGTCTTGATGCTGCGCTTTTGGAAAGACCTATTTTAAAAATCAAGTTTGGCAATACAGTTCCGACTTCTATCAATGTAATTTTGAAAGAGGGCGGCACTATATCTGCATAAATCCTTTGTAAGACCCCTTCTTACATCCTGGGACGTATCTTAAACGGTACGTCCTTTTTTTATGTCAGAGAAGACTATAAAACGCACAGAGTCAGAGAAGACTTATAAACGCAAACAAATAACATCCGCTGGGAGATCAAGCGGGGTATAAATCAAGCGCGAAAGGAACGTATGGAAAACGAAGTTAATACAACACCAGAAGTAACGGAAGATAAGAACACAAGTGCACAGGAAACCCCAACTCCTAAACCCAATGAAAATGAAAACCCAAAGGATACAAATTCTGATCTCTTCAAGCTTCAGGTGGAAAACGCAAAGTATAAAAAGCTTGTTGACAAGTACAGTAGTGAGATTGCCGCACTTAAGAAAGAGGTAAATGAGAAGTCAAGTCAACAGGAGATTTTGGATAGAGAAAAAGCGGAAGCGGAGGCAGAGAAGGAAGCTAAAGCGGCGGAAGACCATCGCTTAGTACAGATTTATCAGGCCAAAGACTATTATAGGTCACTTGGTTATAAGGATGAATATGTTGAAAAGCTTGCTACTGCATCAGCAGATAACGACTTCGAGTCCATCCGTGAACTAACAAAGAAAGCAACAGAAGATTTAATAAAAACACATGAGGAAGCTAAGGAAAAAGAGTTCTTCGAAAAGTACCCACAACCTAATCATGGTACGGGTTCAGTTGAAGACGATGACCCGTTTCTTAAAGGGTTTAATTCGGTTCCTACGGTTTTTCCTCGTCCATAAATAAATAGGAGGAAACGTTTATGAATTATGCAAGTAAATACGCTAGCGTAGTAGACCTTCGTTTCACACTTGGTTCTCTTACTGCTGGCATTGTTAACAATAACTTTGACTGGATAGGTGTTCAGACTGTTTCTGTATTTAGTAGAGCACTTGCAACACTTAATAACTATTCTGTTACAGGTACAAACCGTTACGGTACACCTACTGAGCTTCAGAACAGTAAACAGGATATGCAGGTTACACAGGATAAGTCCTTCACCTATACAATTGATGCTATGAGTGAGCAGGACACAAACGGAACAATGGAAGCAGCTGCTACACTTGCTGAAAACATTGATAACGTTGTCATCCCTGCAATTGATACTTACAGAATTTCAAAGCTTGTTGCTTCTGCTCCTGCCGCAGGTACAATCTCCGGTAAGGACCATACAATTACAGCAGCAGTTACTTCTTCCAATGCTTATGAAGAGTTCCTTAAAGTTCAGGAAGTTCTTGACGATGATAAGGCTCCACAGGGCGGAAGAGTTGCAATTGTTACTCCTGGATACCTTAACAAAATTAAACTTGATGAGAACTTTGTTAAGAGAGGAGATCTTGCTACAAAGATTGCTCTTAATGGCCAGGTTGGTGAGTTTGATGGTGTACCTGTTATCAAGGCACCTACAAGCTATTTCCCTACTGATTGCGATTTCGTAATCACAAATCCTCTTGTAATGCCTTCACCAATCAAGCTTCAGGAGTTCAAGATTAACTATAATGCACCTGGTATTTCTGGCGCACTTGTTGAAGCTAGAATACGTTATGACGCATTTGTTCTTTCAAAGAAAGCAGATGCAATCGGTGTACATATGGCTCAGTAAGGAGTTTTTATGTTATTACGCAAAGGTAAAAAGGTAATGTCGGTGTCTGGTGAAAATCAGATAGCGGCATTTTTTAATAGTGGCTGGTCACAGGAGAAAGAAAAACTTGTAGATTCAACAAAGGCGGAGGTGGAAGCTTCCGCCGATGCATCGGAAGAAAGTAAGCTACCTGATAAGCCTAGAACAAAATTAGATCAAATGTCTATGGCAGATATGAAAAAAGCTGCAACTGAAAACGGAGTCAATTACGTAGGGTTAACTAAAGAAAAGCTTAGAGAAATTTTGTATTCCAAAATGGGGTGATTGCAATGAAATTTAGCACACGCGAAGAAATTAAAAACTACATATTTGGCTTGCTAAAGGTTGAGCTTCAGGATGAAGTGACTTATTCGGAACCGGTTCTTTTGGCAAAGATAGAGAATGCAATCAATGAAGTTGAAGAAGCTAAGAAATATCCTGCTGACTATTCGGAAGATTTAATCATGTACGATATGTCGCGTTATGTTAGCCAGATTCGGAACATTGCGTTGTATGACTATAACCAAAGGGGCGCAGAATTTGAAGAGTCGCACCATGAAGCTACCGTAAATCGTTCTTATGCAAGCAGGAATAGTTTGTTTGCGGGTATTACTCCCGTCGCAGGTGTGCTATGAGATCACTTTATAGGAATAAAAAGAATATGCTCTATGCGCTCTATGGCAAGGAACTTATTACATACAAAAAGGACAGTAGCGGTAAAGTTATTACTGTTCTTATAGATGGTAAAGAAGTTCCTGTTAAGAGTTCTAAGAAAACTGTATATGATGACCCAGTGAAGTTTCAAGCTGCTATACGTGGTAAGGGTGGTATAGCAGAAGCTGAAGCTTTTGGTGTTGACGTTAGCAGTTATGATGCTTTGCTATATGAGGTAGAAGGTGTTCTTCCGTTCAAAGAGACTACTGTTATATGGCTTGATAATGAGCCTAAGTTTCTTGCAGATGGAAGTCCGGACCCGACAAGCGCTGATTATAGAGTAGTGCGTGTTCCACCTTCTCTTAACGAAAAAGTATACCTACTAAAGAGACAAGTCACATGAAGAGATTAAAAATGAAGCTGACTCAGCAATCCATACAAGAAACGATTAATGCTTTAGAGAAGTATAAAAAGGAATTAAATGAAAAGCAGACTCAATTCATGGAAACTTTAGGAAAAGAGGGTTTAACTTTCTTAGAAGTAAAGCTTAATGAAATTCCTTCACTTATGAAAGGGAATATCACATGTAAAATGAGCCTTGCTAATAGTTCCAAAGTGATAATCGAGATGGAAGGTAGGCAGGTAGCATTTATTGAGTTTGGCGCAGGTATGTTATATAACGCGCCTATAGGTGGCACTAGGCATCCTTTAGGGGGTGAGCTTGGTTACACGATAGGTAGTTATAATCCGGAAAGCCCGAATGCATCAGACCCTAACGGCTGGTGGTATACGGATGAAAACGGACAAAGTGAACATACTTACGGTACTCCGACTTTTGCACCTTTATACAATACCGAAATGGATATTCTTGTTAAGTGTGCTGATATAGCTAAGAGGGTGTTTAAATGAGCTGGTTTGAAGATATAGAACCCAAAGTATTAACTATATTGGAAACATCAATCGCTAGGGATGATATATATTTTACACGCGATCCTAAAATGCTTACTATCCCTAATCTCCCGTGTGTTTACGCGCATAATTTACTTATACGCGAAGGTTCTCGTGATTTAATGCAGGATGAAGTTCATGCTGTAGATTACTCAGTACAAATTGATGTTTATTCTAATGAGGGGAAGGAAGAGACAGAAGAAATATGCTCTCTTGTTATGGCAGTTATGAAGAAAAATCAATTCATAATAGACCAATTCCCTATTTATTTTGAAGGCGGAACTATGAGGGCAGTCATGCGCTTCAATAGGGTTATATCCGCAAATGATAAAGTATTTGGCACTTCTAATCGTGATAAAGAATAATAGGAGGATAAAGCAATGGCTAGACCTGGAACAAGTACAGTCGGTATTTTGCTGGGTTTTGCTTCTTATGACGGAGCAACAGCACCATCAGCATATACACTTTTAACACGTATTAATGCAATCGGAGGCATCAATTTAACAACAGAACAGATTGACGCATCCGCTCTTGAAGATAAGATTTCTAAGTTCATCAAAGGCCGTCAGGATACAGGCGGAAGCTGGACTGTTACTGTTAACATGACAGAAGAGACAATAGCTGAATGGAATGCAGTACAGGCCGCTGATACTGGAAACGGTGTTGCATTTGATGTTTACTTCCCAGAACTTAATAAGTCTTTTATCGTTTATGCTCAGGTTCCTGAAACGCTTCCAATGCCTGACGTTGCGCAGAACAGTCTTGCAACAATGGAGATTTCACTTACTATCAATGAGTATGTAGGTGTATCTGCTCCAATCGTTCCATCCGGAACAGTTAGCTATTAATTTGTAATTGCTTTAAAGGGGGTGACTTAGGTTGCCTCCTTTGTTTGTAAGAAGGGAGAAATAATGGATAGAACATTTTTTATCAATGGAAGAAAATATGTTGCTGCACCTTTTTCCTTTAATACAATTTGTGATATGGAAGAATTAGGTGTATCAGTTGAAACACTTGGACAACATCCTACTTCAGGTATTCGTGCTTATCTTGCACTTTCAATGGGAACATCACTAAAGGATGCAGGAAATGAACTTGAACAGCATCTTATTAGTGGAGGTAAGCTTGATTCTCTTATAAAGGCAATGACTGAGGAAATGAACGACTCAAATTTTTTAAAGAGCCTGATGGAGAAACAGGCGACTACGGAGACGATTACGGAGACGAAGAAGACAGTGACGAAGAAGAAGTAACATATAGAAATCGTCGTGATATGTACAGACATACACTCCTTCCTAAATGTCTTTTAATGGGTATAAGTGAGCACGACTTTTGGAATATGAATCCGTACTTACTTGAAGCATATAGGAAGGCAGATGAACTAAGAATTAAACAGGCAGATAGCGATAGATGGTCACAGGGCTTGTATTTCTATAATGCCGTAGTAGCCGGTGTCGATAATGCACTTAACGGTAGAAAATCATCTGCTAAGTATATAGATAAGCCTATGTATTCAGAAATAGATTTTAGTGAGAAGGAAAAGAAGAAGCGCCGTAAACAGGCACAAGAAAATCTTCTTAATAGCCTTATACTTATGCAGACTAATTTTAATAGAAAAAAGCAAGAAAACAAAACGGTTCCGGATACATAAAAGTGTTCGGAACCATTTTTTTTAGGAAAACAGTGAGGTGACGATATGCCGGATATTGACAGCTTAAATATAGAGATTCAAGGTGATAATTCAAAAGCCATAGAGTCAATTAATAAGCTGGAAAGCCGACTTGCCTCTTTCGCTAAAACGCTTTCTAGCTTTACTAATCTTGGAACTTATTCAGATGGAGTAAACAAACTTTCTACAGCGTTTACTAACCTGGATAACATTCTAAGGACTATTGATGTTAAGCAGGTTAAAGACTTTTCGTCAGCTCTTAGAAGCCTTGCAGGCGCATCAAATAGTTTAAATAAAGCATCGTCGGCAGACTGGGTTTCTGAGGTTTCAGAGGAGTCTAAGAAGGCAAAAACGAAAGTTCAAGACCTTACCCAGACTATGATAAAAGATTATGGTCTTAAGGGAACTAAGGGAGCTACAGAACTTCGCAATGCTATAACAGACTTAAATGCAGCTATAGCAAGCGGACAGGCCACCGATGCAGC